TAGACCCCAACAACCTTGTAGACCAGATGCGTTTGCTCACTGGTGATTACATTGAAGATGAACCCTACCTGAATGATGATGTTTACCTGTGGTTCTATGAACAGAATGGTAACAGTGTTCTTGACGGTAGTATTGAAGCACTTGAAAGCATCATTAACAACTTAGCTCTTAGTCCTGAGTCTTGGCGTATTGGTGATGCTTGGGAAACTAGAGGTTCTATTAACGCTCTTGAGCGTAGATTAGATGACCTTAGAGCTAGACGTAAAGGCACTAAAGTTCCAGTGGTGTTCAGTTCTGACAGAACTAACTGGAGTGATTTTAACGAATTGTTTAGTGAAAATAAACCACGTATAGGATGGTAAACAATAATGAGTGAAAAACCGAGTCTACTTGAACGCCTTATGGGTGCTTCTAAAAAGAAAGTTGACGAAAACCAAGGTGCTCTTGAAGCACAAATTAAAGCAAAGCTGAAAGGCATTGTATATGACGAAGAACTTGTTGATGAATTGACACCAGTGTTTATGAGACTGAATGGTGTCGAAGGATTTAATCAAGTTTTTGATTTGCTGGAAACCAAAGAACGCCAGATTGAAGCCATTAGTGGTGGAGACTGGTTCAAACAAGAGTCAGACGCTTCTAACAAACAAGAGAAAGAAGAAGAAAGCTCAAACCTCGTAGATTCAATTCTTAAAAAACAATACCCGGAGAAATAAATTATGTCCGTAGTCGCTACTGTAAATCAACAAGAAGCATTCCTTATGAACGTGAACGGTGATTATAACGTCCCGTTTGATGAAGTCACTTGCACTGTAGCTGGCGCTCTGCCTGCTGGCACTGTACTGAAAGACCTCGCTACTGCTGCAATCGCTGCTGACACTGCTGTTGTCGGTATTCTTGCACAAGACAAGCCTACTGGCACTGCTCGTGTGCGTTTGATGACTCGTGGTAATCCTACCACTGTTAACGCTCAAGCTATTAGCGTTAGTTCTGCAACCATCGTCACCGCTCTTGCTGCTAAATCCATCATTGTCGTCAACGCTTAACTCTAACTAATAAAAAGGAAATATACAAATGCTAGTAAATAACAACGTAGTAGTAGACCAAACCACCGCCATTGAGCGTATTCCGTTCAAGCCGGGTCTGTTTGGCGCACTGGGCCTCTACCGTGCTGAGAACGTAGGTCAAGACGCCATTAGCTTTGACGTTCGTGAGAACAGCCTGCATGTACTTGACGACCATCTGCGCAACGTAGCACAGAAGAACGGTATGGAACCACGTCAGTTCAAGCAACACGTACTGCCTGTTCCTCATTACCCAGTAGTAAACACCATTGGCCGTCAACAACTGGCTGGTGTTCGTGCTTTCGGTCAAGACTCTGAACTGGCTGTAGCTACTGCTATTGCTCAAGAGTTGCAGCGTCAAGCTGAGCGTCACGACAACCACGAAGAATACTTGAAAGCCGCTATGACCCTGAAAGGTCAAGTAGTTACCACTAACTACGGCACTATTGACATGGCTACAGAGTTTGGCATTGTCCGTCCTACTGAAACTATTGCTTCTGCAAGTGTTCTGGCTGACGTTCGTGCTGCAATGGCTAAGTCTAAAGCTGGTCTGACTAACGGTGGCCGTGTACAGGGTTACACTCTGTTTGCTGGTGCTGAAATGTTTGAAACCATCATTGCAAGCACTGACATTAAAACTGCTTACCAGTTCTCTCAGGCTTCGGGTAATCCGCTGCGTAACGAACTTGGTCTGGTAGCCAACGGTTACACCATCTTCCGTTTCGGTAACGTAGACGTAATTCTGTACGATGACAGCTTTGCTGACAAGAATGGTGGTGCTCTGGAAGTTCTGGATGCTGCCGAAGGCGTACTGGTTCCACGTACTGAACTTGGTCGCACTTTCTACGGCCCTGCTTCTACCCTGTCTGGTTTGGGTGGTGTTGGTAGCCGTCGCTTTGCTCAGTCCTACCGTGACCCGAAAGACCGTTACATTGAAGTAGAGTCCGAGCAATCGACTCTGGTTATTTGTGAACAGTTCGGCGCTACTGTAGCTCTGACCATCGGTGCTTAATTTTAGCTAACTAATTAAAGGGGAGGCGGGGGAATTACTCTCCCCCTCCCTTTTTCTATTTGAGGAAAGAGAATCCAATGGCAGCTAAGAAGAGTTTGAGAAAACAAAGAGAATATACGTGGCATCACTCACAAGAAGATTTGAGTAAAGTTAAAATCTTCTGTCCTCTCAGTATTAAACAGGAAAAATACCTCAATGACAATGAAAACGACATTATTGTGTGGGGTGGCGCTGCTTCTGCTGGTAAGACACAATTAAGTTTGCTACGGCTTCTGCTGTGTGCAATGTGGGATGAACATTATGTAGCGGCTGTTGCTCGTCGCTCACAAAAGATGATGAAAAACGCTGGTAGTCTTTGGTCTACTGGTTGTAAAGAATTTGCACCTTATGGAGTAACAAGTAACAAGATTGAACTTGCTTGGACATTCCCATTAGGTAATGAAGTTAAGTGTCACCACTTAGACAACAATCAGGACGACTGGCAAGGTACTCAGTGTACAGAAATGCTGGTAGACGAAAGTCAGCAATGTCTAGAAGATGATGTGTGGTACTTAACAGGGCGTTTGCGTTCACAAAGTAAGCGTAAGCACCAACTACGAATGACTTGTAACCCTCTCAATACGTCCTTTCTCTGTAAGTGGTTGGTTAAGGCTGGCTACATACAAGATGATGGATTACCTGACCCTGAAATGGATGGTGTTACTACTTACATGTTGCAAGTGGGTGGTAACTTTGAATGGTACAAGACAAAGGCTGAGATTGTAGAGCTGTATGGTAAAGAGCTGGCAGCTAGTGCATTGAGCTTTTGCTATTATAGCGCAAACGTATATGACAACCCATACATCCGAAAATTTCAACCCACCTACATTCATAAACTTGAGAACTTGAAGGCTGTAGAACGGTCTAGGCTCTTACTCGGTAACTGGTTTGCTACGCTGGAAACAGAAGGCTACATAAAGCGTGACTTCTTCCAACAAGCAACATGGTCTGACATTCCTTTAGACCTACCAACTATTAGGTGTTATGACCTAGCTAGTACAAAGCCAAGCCCTGCTAACAAAGACCCTGACTGGACTCGTGGGGTTAAGTGCAGCTATGACAAGACAACAGGTAACTTCTACATTCTGAATATGGTTAGTTTGAGGGACAGGCCAGCAATGGTACAGAACTTAATCGACATAACAGCAATGAATGACGGTAGGAAAGTGTTTATTGGTATTCCAGTTGATGCTGGAGGCTCCGGTAAGATTGTAGCTGATGACAAGCGTGCTCGATTACTTGGTAAAGGCTACAAGGTTGTTCTTAACAAGACAACCAAATCTAAACTAATCCGTGCGGAACCATTCTTAGTGGCCCTTCAAAGTGGCAAAGTGTTTGTGGCTCCCGGTGTGTTTGAAGACGTTCACTATGACGAACTAGAAAACTTTGATGGAGCTAAATGTAATGGCTTCCACGAGGACATTTTGGACTCAATAGCGGATTGTTTTTCTGTACTCACAACTAACATGCTCATTCCAACCATTAGGCTTGGTACTGATGCTTCCCGTATTTCCGCTCTTGGAGGTTCTACCCTATTATGAGCATAGCAGCATTTTATAGAAGCTGGCTACCCTTTGTGGTTAGCTATGGCACATACATTGAAGGAGAGTTTGTTACTGTAACCAGTGCTCCTTTCTTTGTTAAAGGAAATATTCAACCCTTTAAGAGCGGTACAATGCTTACTCTTGCAGAAGCAGGACTAGCATACAAGAACAACAGAACAATCTATTTACGCAATCTGCCTGTACTCCCTGACCTACCACCAGACGCTTCTGCTGTTAAAGCCTATGTTTGGATTGATGGTAATACAGTATTAGGTGAATCTAAAGGTTGGTTTGTTGTCACCACTTCTAAAGATTACACAAAGGCTGGTAGAGCTGTAAAGCACTATGAAATGACAGGGCTTTATTCTGCATCTGACCAACCAGAAGGCATAGGTGAACCAACCCCATTACCAGAATTGGTAGATGAGTTTGAAGCCATAGTGTCTGAACTACACATTCTAACCCCACTTATATTAGAGGTAATTTAACTATGGCAACTAATGCTGATTTTAACAGCCTGATTGCACGTATTACAACTGCTACCAACACTCTAGAAACAGATGTAGTAGCAATCAATGCTGGTGCTAGTAACATTACTGAACAAGTAGAGGCTGCTGAACAAGCTG